CCTTTTTCATCAATCTGCTGTTTTGCAGATTTCAGAGCATTTACTATCCACTTAGGCATAATCCCTGGATCACAAGCGTAAAGGTTCTCGCAAATGCTGATACACTCATTCATCACGATATAAAAGCATATAATCAATCCGAACGGCGTATCAAACGGTATCTTTACATTGATACTTGCGCACATATACGGAATCGCATAGTCAAGGAAAAAACCAAAGAATAAACATACAAGTAAAGCAATCTTCTTGAAAAATCCCTTTGTACCTATGTCGCTTGAAATCTCACCCTTTATTTTTGCTTTGATTAAACCCGTTGCAAAGTCAAAAACAATCGCAACTGCAACTAAAATAATCATAATTCCGTATTTCTGTGTAAATGACAGAATTAAGCCTAACAGCGTGGATAAAAGCCATTTCGCCCTTTCCATACTTGCCACCTTTCCGCAATCACAAAGCAGATACAAAAGCGTGAACGCCTTTCAGCAAATCGTCTTTCGATACCCAAGACCTCTGCACATCATCCTCAGAATGCAATGTTTGACCTTCTGCACCGACTTTGTTGTACTCATAAATAGCCAACTCATGAATTACATCGTAGTAGTTCTCTAAGTCTGCTTCGATCATCTCCGTTGTGTAGCTTGCCGGATAATTCCGCTTTCTTCTCACTTCACGGATAGCATTCTTGACTTTGATTTCCAAAATGTCAGAGTTGAACGCATCATCATCAGACAATTCAACTGTCAGATCGTCTATTATTTGCTCTTGTAAATCTTCTGCTATGATTGCCTGTGCCATCTTCTGCCGCCTTTTCTTTTACCGCCTTAATAAGCGGTACGCCCTGTTTATTATTGCTTCCAGAAAGTTGCTTAATGCGTTCTTCCGTAGGTGTATATCCATGACGGGGATATGTTGCACCATCTACATAATGGAAGTTATCATCCTGTAAATCCGTGAAGTGGCGTAATACTGTATATTTCATACTAACCACCTTCCTTTACTTTCTGCGGGTATACTGCCTTCTCTGTTTCGGCTGTTCTGCGACTTCTTCAACCTCAGAAACAGGCGGCTCTACTTCGGGAGTAGAAACCGCCTTAATCTCATTAGTATCAGGTAATTCTTCGCCAGCCTTATAATACCTATCTCCAATTTTGATAGTGTACTCGGCTACCATATCTCTACCTCCGCTTATGCGTCAACCTTCATTACAACTACGCTATTCATGTTCTCATAGGACGGGAGAACAATCTCAGAAACAACGCAATGAGTGTTAAGCGGATGATCGGTAGTATAAGTGTAAACAGCAACACCAGTGTCAACGATAGACAGGTTGCCCTGTGCAAGGTTTCCACTTCTCTCTTCGGGAGTAGTACCATAGAATACATCACCAAGACGGGTAACGCCCTGAGAAATACCAGTAACGATACCATCAGGAATGAAGGTAGTGGTGGAAGTGCCGGATACATAAATGTTGTTGTAAACAAGGATTGTAATGCCGTAGTTATCCAGAAGGAAGGACTTAACATCTGCATCCTTGATTGCAATACCAGCGTTGTATGCGATTGCACCAAGTACCTGTTTCTTAGTATCCTCAGCATTTACAAGCTGTTTCCAGGTCTTAAGGTTCATTGCAAACGTGGTAAGGTTCTGACCGTGGTTAGCCATCTGCTGCTCCTGTGCTGCCACCAAATCTGCAAGCGGTTTAGCGGTAGAATGTGCAGACCACTTATTGTTGGAAGTGCCGGTAATGTTAATATAGTTAGTAGACTTATAAGCCGTTCCACTATCAGGAGTGTAATCAATTACATAAGCCTTGCTGGAATAATCTCCATCAACTGCAATCGTGATCTTAGGAACACCATCAGTAGGTGCAAGCAACTGCCAGATCATTCTTTCAGGAACGATGTTAGCACCCTGAATAAGATTCAAAGGGTTCTTCATGATACGAGCAAGAACATCATTAGCCTGAGAGTTATCAACAGAGTTCATGAAAGTCATGTAATCCTGTTCCTCTTTCTCCGTTACCATGTAGCTTTCACGGAAGAAAGGCATATTCTGTTCGATTGTCTTAAAGCCGATGCCTTCTCTCAACGGTGCCTGTGCATCGAAGTTAGAGCCTTTCAGTTCACGGGGAACAGCATCCTCTCCAAGAATATATTTCAGGTCAAGACCTGTCTTTTTCTGTGTTCCAAAAAAGGAACGACCAAGATAAGGCGGCAGAGCGAGAGAAGCCTTGTAGGAATCCCATGCCGTGCCGATTGCCCTTGCGGTAAACGCTTCTTTCAACGGTAATGCCATTGTTCTCTACCTCCTTTTATGAACTTGTGGATGTGGAAGTACCACCGCTCTTGTATGCTTCCTCATAGAAAGTTACGCGAGGAGTGTGTGCCTTCGCTGCATCGGTTACGATAATGCTGTTGGCAGCAAGTTTAGCGGGATCAAGTACGCCCTCATAAACATAAGTGCCAGGTGCATCACCCTGAGTTACATCAACATCTGTAAGCAGATAACCCAAGCAATCCTCGTCATTAGACGGGAACGGAGTACCCGCTTTAACGATCTTGTATCCGTTAGCATCTGCTACTACGCCGGATGCGGGAACAAGACACGCTGCGCCCTGATAAGGGAAAAATTTAAGGCAAGTTTCATTCTGCCCAAACTCTTTTACGATAGGTGCGCCCATTTTGTTTTCCTCCTTGTTTATTTGTAGTAATTTTGAACATCTGCCGCGTTTTGCGGCGCAACACCGAACACAAGCGTTTCGGCGTTTTTAACATCTTCTGGTTTAGCGTTTGGATCATCGCCGCCCGCCTGACCGCCGCCAGGATTGCCCTGATTATTGGCTATTTCCTGTTCCTTAGCCGCTTTCGCAGCCGTTTCTCTATCGGAGATAATCTGACCAAGAATGTCGTAGTCAAGTTTTCCATCTTCCGAAATCAACTTCTCTGCCTGTTCTCCCGTGATACCTTTTTCAGCAAGTGCCTTCATCTGTTCGGCACGTTCAATCCGCTTGTTCAACGCCGCCACCTGTGCGAGTGCATCTTCGGTCGCTTTGTTTGCCTTCTCGACTTCGGAAAGATTCTGATTTGCGATTTCATCAAGTTTCTTTTGCAGTTCTGCCGATTTGTCAGCATCCAACTTGTACTTGTCTGCCCTGTCCTTCTCCCTTTTAACTTCGCCGTTTACAGAGTTCAGATAATTCGTAATCTGTTCATCTGTCGGTTCAGCAACGCCGAATGAAACAAGGTTGCTCTTTGCCTGTTCTCTTGTCATTTTTACCTCCTACCCATTCACGCTTATTTACGCCGGTCGCATCGGCTGAATGTCTGCCATCTATCGCGTGGCTGCTTATTTTATGTATTAAAAAAGCGGATCATTTTCGATCCGCTAATCTAACCTCTAAATCCTTTACCAAATCTTCATCTTCCCAATACTTCGCTCTTATTTGTTTTTCAAATCTGTCATGATTTGCAACTGAGCCGCCAAGAAGATAATCAACATGGTCTACTATGCAAGGATTTAAGTTTTTGTATGGTAATTTCATTTCACTTGCGTATGCCATGAATACTTCATCATCACATTTTCGCCTATGAATGAAATTGTTAAAACGTTCCTGTTGCCGTGGCTTAAAAAACCATTCAGCACATCCAGAAGCATATCTGTTCGGGATGTATATGCAAGGGAATGAGTATTGCATATGCGGCATAACAAACTGTTGACAAGTAAAACCACAAATGATCTCGCTACCGCCTTTCGATGTGATCTCCGCAAATTTCCGGCTGATAATCACATCATCCTGTAAATGCCATGTACCGCCTTGATATTGACCACATTCCTCAAAGGATTTCATGCAAGACATAAGGTTGCCTTCGTTGTCAACATCTTCCCAAACATCAACGTAATCTATGCCTTGATCGAACATAGATGGTATCAAATAATTTTCAACATACCACATACGTTTAGGTGTAGCATGAATAAGATATCTTACTTGTGCGTTTTCGCATTCTGCAATCTTTTCAAATGCAGCTATGTCTTTTTCTTCATCTATATCGCAAGTGTAGTCATTTATCGCCGTGTAATTGCCGTAATAGATATAATTCAGCGGCGTGTTTTTAACCACTTGCCACATTTCCCACGCAATCGGATCGCGTTTGAATTTCCCTTCTGCCTTTAAGGATTTTACTTTTGATATACATTCTTTGAAATAATATGTATCAACTACCTTAAAAGCAAACGGTTCAGCCCATTTCTTAGGATACCGGCTGTCAAAAGGCGGCGCACTTCCAAAAAACTCTACGCTTTCTGTTTTCGTTTCAACAATCTTTTTGATTGCGTCCGGCGAAAAGAAAACATCGCCGAATATGTATGTAACAGGTTCATCTGTTGGATAAAAGCAATTCACCCAAGTATTAGCATTATCTACACTCTGATAATTGATAACAGGAACACCGCAGTCATTAAAAGCATCGTCCGTAGCGGTTATTGATATGTCCGTCACTCCGTTCTGTTTTAACAACCGGATTGTCCTGTCTAACAATCTTTCGCCGCCAATATTTACAAGCTGCCGCGGTATTCCATTTATCAGATTGTGATTGCTACCGCAAAGGATTATGTATTTATAACTCATATAACCTCACGCAAGATGTTTGATAAAGTGCAATCGCAAAGTATAACTTCTTCTCTTGTCAGTTCCTTGTACCAATCCGGTGTCCAAGAATTGTGTAACATAAGCAAATCTGTTTCCTGGATATCGGATAGATGAAAGTAGGATTTAAAGTAAAATACTTGATATTGCGTGTTCCTGTTCCATCGTTGCGGCGTTTTGTAGGTTTCTGCCCACCTTGTTTCTATCTGCCCTATCTTGATATCCCTATGATTGAAAAAATAAGCGTCTGTAAATCTGTTTCCTAACACATCCCATCTGCTATCGAAACTTTCGTCTGCGATGATCCTATCCTGATATTCTGCCCACTTTTCAAACATATCTTCATGCGACTTTTCTGCGTGAAGAAAACCTATCGTGTTCGACCTTGTGATATCGTTTCCCAAGATTGTTTCTTCCGGCAGTTTGTCACCAATCATTATGGTATCTGCGTCCATCCAATAACCGCCTTGATCCCGTAGAACGTGTACCCGAACCGCATCTGCTATCTGCGGCAACGTAAACCGCTTTGCGCTTTCGATATCGAAATCCGTGTAGTTTTTCAGATTTTCATAATTTAGCATGACATACGGCAATTTCCACGTTCTCATACAAAGGTCAATATATGCCGATTTCTTTCCTTCCCAAAATGTGAAAACCTTTTCCATCGCCTACCTCACGAATAAGTACACCAACACCGGCATCCGGCGATTTCTTCCATTCCAGCACCACACGATGAATCTTTTGGCTGATACATTTCATAAGCACCAACCTGAAACCTTGCCATTATCGGAATAGTAAGGCTTTCAATTTCTTCATGCGTATGTCGTACTTTGTTATCAAGCATTGTGTTCCATGTTTTTCTTGTCTTACCAGAGTCTACGGCATCCTGAAATTCTGTATATTCACAAATGGTATTTACTTCGTTTTCAGCTATGACCATTGCCCGATCTTCCGAAGTGTTCCATTCATCATCTGGATGTTTCTGATTTTGCGAAATGACTTCATCTGCCATCTGCGTTATATGGGTATTCAACCACGGATATTTTTCGATATAGTCAATTCCAAAATCATCTAAAACATCTTTGTAATGCAGTTCAATATATCCGGCAAACCATTCAGCATCGAACGGCATGGAAGCCGTTTTTTCTGCTTCGATAAGCGTAAATAGCATGATGAAAACATCGTCAAGCAAGTCTGCTAATGCAATCCGTCTTTCAATTTCTTTCTTCGATAAACCCATCTCACCGAAGTATGTTTCATACGGTATCGCTATTAGATTGTTTATTTCGTCCTGTTTCAGAAGTGCCATTTGCTATCAACTCTTGTGCTTTTGCGACTTGATCTTGTAAGCCTTGCTGTTCAATCGCATCATCTATCGTTTTGTAAAGGTTATCCAGGTAAGGTTTTGACAACATATAAACCTTCTCAGGATCATTCCAAAGACCTGTTGTTTTAATAGCAACAAGCGGCGCAATTCCGTTTTGTACCAACATTTGATAGGTCTGCGCCTTGACTTGCATATTGTCAGTAGGCGAATGATTGATAACAGGTTCATAATCTGCAATCGTAATAGGCAATTCGTTTTCGCCTTTTCTTACGCGAATTGCATTCCTGATACAAGTGGATAACCGGTATTCACTTTCCATCACATATGCATCTTTAATTCGTGCCGCCTGTTTTGCATGATCCCAACCATTTCTGAGATATGTCGCTCCGGCACGATCACCGCCGCCTTCTTCCTGTCGGTTCGGAATAGCCAGAATATCAAGTGCGCTATCCCACAAATCTTCCTTTGCGACCTGTGTCTGCGTTTGGTTTAATTCCTGTGTCATAATGTCAACATCGGCTTTATTATCAGAGCCGTTGTTTGACTTGACTACAAACGCTCCACGCATCTTCATCTTCTGGAATGTTTCTTCGTCAATATCACAGTTTACAAACTTAATAAACGAATTTACAAACTGTTCAACAGAATCGACACGCTGAGATTGGTAGTTATCAATGGCATCGAGAAGTGTAATCACTATCTCAATATCAGACAACCTATCCTGATTGTTCGGATATTCCACAATAGGAATTTCACCAAATGTATGTAATCTCTCATAGACAGGAGTGTTATCGCCTGTCATTGAAAGCGGTAAAAGACCGCTGTTCTGAATGCGATACTCATGCGTTTTTGTAAAGCATTGATAGTAAACACGGCTTTCTTCGTCTTTCAACTCTTGAACAGACATAATCGGTTCTTGTGTCTGTCGCTGATATATGACAAAAGTGTTCATAGGGGAAGGAACTACAATGCGAAAAGGCAAATCCGCGCCATCTTCACGAAGCTGCACCGCTTCAAATCCTGCACCCGTAGCACTCTGCCACTCGCCCATCGAAATATCTTTTGCCGCTTTTCCGGCTGAACGCAAATATCCGTTAAACCTATCAACAGCCTTATTGATTTTCTCTTCTTTCGACAAACTGTTATACATAATCGGTTCGCCGTAAGTCTGACCTGTCTTAAACCGCACGATTTCCCACGCCCTGTTTTCCACAACTTTGTTGCAAACGTCGTCACGGATTGTTTTTGTGCGGTAAAGAGAAGGCTGATCGCCATTTTTGTAATCCCAAAGATACTTGATAGCGACCTTGTTGAAATTAAAAACGCCGATAGCATTGCCTAAAACCTTGACAACATTATCGGCTGTAATACGTTCAACATCTGTATATGCTATTTTTCGTCCATACCGTCCTTTGACGATATCTTGAAAAGTCATTGAGTTCATGTTTTTCTCCACGCAAAAAGGCGCGACCGGGGAACGGAATCGCGCCTTAAATCGAAAGAAATAAGAAAATGAAGAATGTATTGGGGTAAACTATCTACTTTCTCACATAACATAATACCACATTTAGCGGTGGTCGTCAATAGTTAATACAACATTTTGTACTTTTGTCTATTTTTATTTCAATTTCTGAATACTCTTTCAACGCTCTTTTATATACTCTTTTTATCCATCTAATATCAACACCTAAATCTTTAGATATATCACCAAAAGACATAAAGAGAATAAATCTATTATATATAACATCGCGGCTTCTCTCATGCGGCAGCTTGTCAATATGACCGATAACACGCTTTTTATAAGTCGTATAGCGATCAATCAGTTCATCAATCTCGTTTTCAAGGTCAACTATTTCTGCAATTACTCTTTCCAATCTGTCCTGACCATTACTCGATTGCACTGGATCACTATCATATTTTACTGCCGAATTTCCGACAGATGACCTAAGACTGTCTAGCTTATCCATTTTTTCCTCAATATGCTTATTCATCCAATAAACTTTCTCTAATTCTTTCACATTCATATTGCGTACACTCCCCTTGATCTAAATGGATTAAATACCGCTTCAATAGTTGCCAGCTTCGGACGCATACCGTCAACATAAAGCCTAAAGTTCGCAAGTCCATCCGGCACATCATCGTGATTGTTCTTCCCAACTGTTGAATAGCAAAGTAACCAATTCATCATCACGCCGTAATCTTCTTTCGGTGAATAAAGCGACTTATCACGGAATAACACTCTTCGTTTTACCCATTCAGAATGAACAATGATCCTCGTTTCTTTGTTCTTCTCTGTTGGTCTTGTTGTTATTGTGCAACTGCCGCCTTTTGCTGTTACCCTGTTTTGCACTTCGTATGATGCCCTGTCACCACCGGCGTTACTCTCAAATTCGCAAGCGTGTACTTCATGATCGAAAAGCAGATATGCCATCTTCTCATATTGCACATCGAAATCAACATTATCATCACATACGCAATCTACAAGGTAATAATCTTCACCGTATTGATAGAATATCGGCATAAACATAAAGTCTGTTCCTGTGCCTTTTACATCGCATACGGCAAGGCGGGCATCCGGCTCTTTCAACGGTAAAGAAAGATATCTGCGCAAATCTTCTTCATGGTATAACAATCCTTCGCGCTCAATCGGTTCATTCTTGTAAAGGCAACGATAACTCACTTCATCCATTGCTAAAGCCTGATCGTTAAAAAACTTTACAGACAAACCTAAATACTCATAGTCGAAATTACTCTTGCCAGTAACGGGATCAATGTCTGGAATGGCAATAAATTTTGTTCGCACATCTTTGTTTCCGTCATAAAGGCGTTGCAATCTGCCGATCACATCATGTACCGACCACCTTGTAGCAATATGGATTTCTTTGCATCCGTCAAGTTTTCTCTGCCTTGCGTCAACAGAATATACATTCCACAACTTATCCAAGATATTTTTATTCAACGCTTCTTCAAGTTTGCCAATCATATCATCGACTAACAAAAATTTGCTTGCCCTAACTTTTCCGGCGTTCTCACTTCCAACACTCGCGGTTTGAAGTGATGGGAATGGCTTAAATTTTGTTCCAACATTGAATTGCCCTTTTTTAGCGTCCGTTCTTGTGACGGAAAGACCGGCAAATATCTCTTGCCACGTATATTCCTGTGTGTTAGTGCATATATCCAAAACGCTCATGTAATACATAGAGCAGATATCGCCTGAATGTGAAAAAAACAAATTGAAATCATCGGGGAACCAGCCGATAACGGCAGAATTAAAAAACTTTTCCGCTGTTGTTTTTTGGGTAGACGGGGGCATGGAAATTGTAAGTATATCCAACTTATCGTCTATCATATCTTGCAACGATTGTATAATGCCTATTTTCAAAAAATGCTTTCTCTTTGGCAAGTAAAACCGTTCTTTCTGTTGCCTATTCTTTTCAAGATAAAGCAAATAACTGTCAAAATCCCTATTCCTTGCAAGGATAAGCAAAATTCGAAGATAGATGTTCGTTTCCTGTGTTGTTTGTACATTGTCACGGAGAATATCCATAATTCGCCACGCTTCACGAACGCGGGCAACTTCATCTTCGATATCAGGCGCAATGATACGCTCAATCCTGTCGCGCACATATTTAGCGACTTCAATTCCGTCAAAATGCGCCTCTTCGTTTCCAAACGCACTTTCAGCAAGGTCGCATCCGACTTCCAAAGCGTCAAGGCTATTATTCTGTTTTACAATATCGAATACTTCTTGAATTTCTTGTAACATTGATATTCCCCACTTATATAGCCTATTTATATATCAATGGTAGGAGGGTAGAATTTAGTAGTCAATAGTTAGTTGAAACAAGGGTGGCAAAAAGCCACCCAAGTTTTTAGTACATATTACGGGGTTCTCTTCCCCAATCGTCATAGCCACCTCTCGAATAACCATTCCGGCTATATCTTCCTCGCGAATACCCACGAGACATACCTGAATCCTGTGAATACCCACGATCTTTCATAGCGGAGTAGGTTGTGAAGTTGTTAAGTGCTTCCGAGATATCCTTAATATCGTCCAAACAATCATGCGAAATAGGTTCGCCACCCTGGATTTTGGATTCAATCTCTTCAAGTTCACTTAAAAGGCGATCTTCGATTTTGTAAATAAAATCCATAACAACACCGCCTTTCTTATGATGCAGCCACAACTACTGTGTTAGGATTTGCAACCGTGTAAGCCGGAATCGGATAAGGTGCAACCCTGTTCACGATATACTGTGTTTGTGCTGTGTTGTCAGCGATAAGCTGTGCAGTCTGCGCGGTCTGAGATGCGGAAAGACTAAGCATATTGACCTGATTCTGCAATGCAAGAATCTGATCGTTCTTATCACTCAGTCTATCCTGATAGAGCTGATCAAGGATTTTCTGGGTGTTCGCCGTGTTAGATGCAATTACATCGCGAAGTGCCTCATTTACCGCCTGCCTGTCTGCACACGCTTCTCTTGCTACATCTGCTGAAAGTGAAGCGATTGCGGCGCGATTATCGCAACAGCATGACTGCAACTGCATTTCAATACCGCCAAGCTGTGCATTCAACGCCTGCTGATTAGCAAAGGTCTGATTCATCGTTGCAATCTGGTTGTTGTATGCTGTCTGCATAGCGTCCATCGCACGATTGCATCCTGCTACTTCTGCACTTGCGAAACCACCCGTGATAGCACTCTGAATGTCACCAAGCTGCGCCTGTGTTGCGGCATGATCGAAACCACTTGTTACAAGACTTCCTGTGTTCTGGTTAGCCGCTAACAACCAAGGGAAAGTTCCCTCTGCGCCAGCACCACCGCCGAAACCAAAACCACCACCAAATCCACCAAACATAGCCGCGATCAAGAACAGAATGAGAAAGCCACTCCAATCACCGCCGAATCCACCACCGAATCCGCCGCCACCAAGCGGGGAAACGGGCATTACAATGTCTGAGTTACCATTTGTGATTGCCATTTGTTTTTACCTCCTATAAGATTTTTTAGGTTAGCAACTACTCTCTAAACGAATAGCCGGTATATCAAGACTTATGCGCACTCGTCTTAATATCTATTTTTTTCCAAACATCCTCATAAACATCGGATTGCTTTGTATCTGTTTTGCCATATTACAAGCCTGTGTATACTGATCCTGTGTCAGTTTTCCGCTATTCATCAACTGTTGAATTGCCGCGTTTGGATCGTTCAAATACTCTTGCGGAATAAACTTTGTTGGATTGTTCATAAACTGACCGAACTGATTTATCAGATTCATCATGTTCATTTATCTTCACCCGCCTTCTTTGTGCATTCGCACTTCTGTTTCGCAATCTCCGTCAATTTCTTTTTGATAAATTCAACATCTGATTTCAGTGAAACAATATCGTCTTTAATGTCCGGCTGTTTCACAGTTTCTTCTATTTTTTCTTCCTCTTCTTTGACAAGCCTAAACTTCTCAAATATCGGCTGTCCTAACTGTGAAGAATCCATTGACTTCGTGTAAATATACGGAGCATTGTCATTCTTGAAAATGACAGTATTACCAGGAGCAACCGGATAAGTTCTCATTTCTTCTTCACTCTGCACATGAACAATATTTCCGGCATTACTACTCACCTGTGGCTGTTGTATCTGTTGAACAGGCTGTTGTGGTGGCATAGCCTGATAAACAGGCATTGGCTGTTGAAACATCGGGTATTGCGGATAAGTCACCATCGTTTAATCCTCACTTTCGTAGTAATAAATCACGATTTCGTTGCTACTGTTCCATGTGTCAAATATCGTTCCGTCTATAACAGAAACCGCATGACTACCTGTTGCTAAAACAAATGATCCGTTTGGATGAGCTCTGCAAAAATCAAATACTGTGTAGCAATCAGGACAAGTATTCGGAACAACTTTTCTTTTGAATCCGTAGTTGCGTAAATAGATATCCCAAACGGAATTGCTGTTTGGCAAATCGTATATGAGCAATGATATTTCTGCTAAACCGATAAATACCTCCTCCCATGTTTTATCAAGTACATTACACAATGCCTGGATCACACAATCGCCTGTCCTTTTCTTTATTGGATTGTTGTTCTTGTAAATGTAATTCATGCCTAAATGATAGCAATAAAAAAGGACTTCTACAATCAAGTAAAAGTCCATCTTTCGTACAACTTTAGTACAAATTTCGTATATTATATATGAGAAATCAATTCATCACAACACCTTTGACAAATTTTTATTACTGTTTGCCGCGTCAAGTCAAATTCATCAGCAAGAGGTTCATAACATATACCATCAAGCAATCTGCGCTTTACGATTTTCCGATTCCTTTCGTTGAAAATCCACTCATCAATTAGATGCTCTAATTCAGATCGTGGCAAATCAGGAATCGGTTTCTTGCTCATACTCTATCTCCCTTACTATCTCTTTTACAATTTCTCTCAAATACTCTTTGTTTAGTATTTTATCATTCAAGATTTCCTTTGCAAAACTTTGCCACATCATGTTATTTATCAATAAAGCTACAATGATTGAAAGTAAGGCAATGAACATCCTTCTATTGTTTTCAGACATCCTTGCCATACTTCCTTCAAGAACAAATTTCGATACTTTTTCATCTGGTTTTTCTTCTTGAACTATATCATCTTTGTTGTCACTCATAGCTGATACCTCCGAAGATTTTGATAAACACATATAGTATATACGATTTACTTTGTTTTGTCACTTGTCACATTTTAATTACCTCTTATTTCCGATAATAAACTCTCGCCACCGCATTTGTTGTAGTGATCCATGTGTCCGTTCCGATAGCCTTTCCTGTAACATAATGGTCTGCATTCAACGCCGTTCCATGCAGTTCAATGTATTCATCACGGACTGGGTTATTTGCTTCCGCATCTAAAGAAGCACAAATTACGTGCGTTTCATTTACGCTGCTAAAATCAATAACATACAATTCAACGAGAATCCTGACAGCACTACTCGGAATTGTCACGGACGCGCCGCTTGAATTGACTTCCGCTAAGAAAGTCCATTGAGAAAACAGGCTTGCATGATCGTTGATTGCTGTTTCCAACGCTTGCCTTGTGTTTTCCATGATGTCAAGGATATTCGCAACATCGTATGGATTGAAAGTCCTTGTTGTGTCGCTAAATTTATGCGTTGTGCTATCGTATTGATGGTAATAATTCGGCTGTGTTTTTGTAGTGTTGTCAGCCTTTTTCTCAATCTCCCCCTTTAACTCCCCAATCACATTATCCGGCTGATACCCAATCTGCATCACGCCATCTGCCGTGAGGTTGTTTGTGCCTTTGAGCAGTTTGAGTTCGGTGGGTGGTGTTGCAATAGTGTTATGCGTTGCTTTCTCAAAACATATTTTCTGCCCTGTCATTGCCGTCTTAAAAGTAGTGGCATCCGTATAAGCATCATTGCGGATAAACACCTGAGTATTTGTCCTTTGGAAAGCAAATGTGCCATTTTCACCAGTGTTGCCAAAGGTGTCAGCATTCTTGTTGATAGCGTCAAAACGATAAGCAGATGACCTTGGGTTATAATCAAATTCTCCGCCTGTCTTTCTTCCTGTAATGTTTGCGTAGAAAAACGGATTTTCATAACTTGTGGTGCGTATCCACGATAAATCACCCAAATCAATAATATCCATTGCATCATCCGTTCCACCATCAACAAAATCACACACTCCCCCGTAAACCGTCTGCCCGAATTGGATAGTCGCATTTGAGGATTGGTAGGGAACATAATCACCATTTTTCGGTGTGCCTTCTGTTTTGGAAATGTTTATGCAAATATCACCTTTGTATGTTGCTCCATACGTGCTTGACATATTAAAATGCACAGCATGGCAATCATTGGGAGTTGTAAACGTATGGTCAGTTAATGCCTGTGTTCTTGATATAAAGTCAGTTTTGTTGGTTACACCACTCGGAACTGGTTTTTTCCAATAGGTTATATAACCATTTTCTCCAGCAGTATTAAAGTAATATGTAGTGTTTGGAAGAACAGGAATAGGATTGTCGCTTGCAATATTTGTACTTACGCTATTCCATGTTCCAACAGTAGAAAAATATCCGCCTACTGTTTCTTCATCCCACAGATTAAAACCCACGCTCTCCACTTCACACTCTGTATATCCTGTTATGGGGCAGATGTTGGAGTAGGGGGCAAAGGTCGGGTCGGTTTCTGTGGCAAGACGAATCATAGGCTTAATTTGTTGACCGACACTTGCATTTGTCGTACAAACAGCATTAACGGATATAGTTGTTTGTTCTGTCAATACAAAAGGCTTATCACCATCACCCTTTGAAGTTATCGTTTCACCATTTACCGAGATATAAATTCTATAATCGTTACTATATCCACCATTTAAAATATATGAACCAGACGAAAGGGTTACTTGACCAGCAACCCAACTCAGATTGTTGATTGGAACAGTATTGATTGTGTATATTCCATCATCAAGTGTGAACCCTGTTTTTTCGCCTGTCGAATTAAACTTATTCTTCCCCGCTCCCCCAACCCACGGATAATCATAACCATGCAAGTCTTGTTTCGGCTGTAATGTCACCTTTAGGGATTCCGCATTTATCGGGGCGCAATCTGTGAGGGTGAGGGGATTGCCGGTGGCGGTTTGGGTGGATCGAAGGTCATTTCGCGCTTCGGTGTCCTTCAAATCGTAATCATTGTCATTTACATTTAATTGACTTAAATATGCCATGATCTCACCCCTTTATGATACTGTTACGCTACCGGCTGTTCCTGTGAATGTAGGCGCATCGTCAAGAGCCGCTGTCGCGCCTGTCAAAGCAGAAATCGCCGTGCCAAGTGTCGGCGCGCTACCAGCAGAAATTGTCAGTTTTTCACCTGAAACAGTATAAGCCGGCATACTCCCTACATTTGTTACATTCGGGATATCTGTCTTTGATTCAGTCACGATCACCGAAGGCTTTGAAACGCTGCCCTCAGGCGTAAATGTTCCACTTGCACTATTCTGATATGCAAGCGTGCCAAGACCTGAAAGATTGCCGTACTCTTGCCATTTCGTTCCGTTAAAGATAAACTCTGTTTCGTTGTATGATGTTTCATCACCAGCAACGCACGTTACGCTTTCGCCATCGATTGTGATAGGGTTTGTTGTTGCCCCATCAGTCAAAGGCGTGGTTGTAACACCCTTCCATGTTTTGGTATTTCTTGCTTCTTCGTCTTTCACCTTGTATGTAGTTCCGCTGGGTAATTCGATTTCGCTAATGTATGCTGTCGGCATTTTTATTCTCCTTTCGTCAATAGAAAATAAGGGTTTCTCCGTCTGCCCTGACGGAAACTTTGTTGTTCCAATTTTGGATATCTTCATCCGTGATACGAATATCGGTCGCTATCGCAAATGGTAAGTCAACCACATAAGCGTTGCCATCGCCTATTTTTATCATCGGGATCGGGTTTCCTTCGCCATCTTCGCCGCCGTCTGAATAAACATAGATTTCACCTTCGCGTGATTGCAAGGTTATCAGTTCTGCCCATTCTGCACTTGTCTTGACCGCAACGATATGCAAATCTTCGCTTGACTTGTCGCTTTCAAGTGTAACGCCATTCACCGAAGGTTGATTGATAAGGTTGTTATAGTCATGCGTACCACCAACATTCCTTGCGACCTCGCCAGAACTTAATGACTTGCCTTCATTCTGCACCTGACCGGAAATTGACCCTTTATTGATAATCTCACTCATATCGTTCAATCTCCTTTCCTATCTCGAAAGGCTGATCTACGATGTATGTGTAATGACCGCCATCCTCTGCACAAATCAGTTCAAATTCGTAGCGGTAAACTTTGAATTTCATATCCCGTGTATCATCGGGAACAAGATAAAGCACCGCCTTGTTGTTTTCAACATCGACCGTGCATTCCTTTTCAAGCGCAACATCCTGACCTGGCTTAATAGCCATGCGGAAATAAACTACATCTCCCGTAGCAAACTCATACGGATCACCCGTATCAAGCGTTGCCGTTGTGGAAATCTCTGCCGTATCGCCCCTTGTCAGGTATATGCTCTGTCCATCTATCTTTAACATTTCTCTATCCTCTTTGTGTGGGTGCTACGCGAAGCCTGTTACAACCCCGCGTAGCGATCATTGGAGTAATACGTTATGGCAAAACGTAAGTCAGCCGTCAAGAATCGGACTTGATGTTTCGTGTGCCTGTTACGAAACAGTAACCATACCGGCTAAGCCTTTGGAGGGTGTAAAACCAATGAAATTAAATATCGCCTTCGGCTCTATGCAAGCTGCGTTCTGCCGTAAAGCCTTCGGGATATCGTTTTTTCAGTTTTTCGATGTTCTGTTCCATGCAATCGTCAAAACTCATTCCTTGCGATGTTAAAAACTCGACAACGCCCCATACTATATCGCCGCATTCTTTGAGTAAGTGTTCTCTGTCAGGCATACCATGACCTTGATACTCTTTTTGGTAAAGCGAATGAAGTTCACCGACTTCTGCGCTCAAAAGATGCAGCGCATGATTTCTTTGTCCGATAAGTGTCAAATCCTTGTTGATTGTCCTTGCCGCAAGTTCCTGATACTCTTTTCCTGTCATGCTATACCTTCTCTCAGCCAAACATCGGCAAATCATCATCCGCGCCTTCTGGTATGTTCATGAATCCGTCTGGCTTGTCGCTACTCTGCGAAGCAACTTCGTTTTCAGCCTTGCTGCCGATAAATTCCACGTTCTCTACGGCTATGTCTGTTGTGTAGACCTTCTGACCGTCCTTGTTCGTGTATGATCCGGTGTTTATTCTGCCGATAATCCCAATCTGCGATCCTTTGTGGAAATGTTTTTCAATCATCTCGGCCGTCTTTCCAAAAGCTGTACACATTGGGAAATCTGCGCCATATTTTCCGTCCTTGTCCTTGAAATTCCTCTGCGTTGCTACTGTAAACTTCGCTACCTTTGTGCTTCCGGCATCATTGATCGTTGCATCCTTTACCATTCTTCCAGTTACTAAAACCTTATTCATGCCCTTTTGTTCTCCATTTCCCTTAAATATTTTTCTTGTTCTTCAATCCAATTCTGCGTCCTGATGTAGTCTACAATACCAAAAATTGCACTTCCGACTGCAACCGTGGAAACAAAAATGATAATTGCCAAGCATACATTAGCCGTCATCCTCACAACCCCCTTTTGCCGTTCCCTTGAATAAAAACGCAAACCATACAAACAAAAACACATTCAATATCGCAAATTTTATATCCTGTCCGTCAAATGTTGCTATCGCCCTGGGTATCGTGTAAAGCAATGCGAAGTAAAATCCTACTACAAAGATTGCTGATACAATGTTGATTACCTTCATATCCCCACCCCTTTATCATTCATCATCATAGCCGTCAATCATCGAAACAATGATATTCTGCCGTCTGTCGGTCAAAATCTGATACAAGATTTGGAACGCCGCATCTACGATCTCGCGTTTCATCTGTCCGGCAACCGAATCAAAATCTTCATGGTCTGCGCAAAGCTGCTCGATGATGTATTCATCGCACCCTTCGGAGATTTCTTCAACCGCCTTGTCAAACCCGTCAACGTAGGATTTATCATTTTCGGTCAAGTCCTTGTAAGTGTACACGCCGTTCATTGTTTTGTCCTCACAATCCCGTAATCTTTTTCAAAGTCAACTTCGCCGTACTGATCGAAAGTCTGATAAATTCTTCCGTGCGCCGCCTTCTGCCCGTACATATCGTTTTCAACGTGCTTTAAAAGTTTTGGGCTAAGTTCACCTATAAGGTCTTTGAGATATTCAACTTCTGTCATACTGCTTTGCTCTCTTTTTCAAGTGTCCACGAAATGTTTGTCAACTTCTCGATGTATTCTTCGACCGTCTGTTGTTTTGCGCAACCTTCAATCCTTCCGTTCTCGATCACAAATTCGTGCTGCCCTTCGATATCGGACTTATGCTGCGCCGCGTATGCCTTCGCAGTTTCTTTGACCAACTTGACCTTTTTCTTGCCGTCAATATCTCTGTTGGTGTTTTCAATCATCTTATCCAGGAACACTTCTTCATCGCACTTTTCGATGTTCATGAACAGACCTTTTCTGCGATAGACAGAAGCGTAGCCTTGTTCGCTTGCAACGATATACGCCTGATATGCAACGCCGCGATAAATGATATCTTTCAGGTCGCTTGTCATTCCCGTAAAATCATATTTAGCGCAAATCTTTTTGACCAAATCGTACATACTGAATGACTTGAATCCAGCCTGTTCCTGTTCTGCCAAATATGCCTTTGCGAAAACCCTTATGTCTGATGATTTCATTTCTGAAACTCTCATGCTTTCACCCTTTCCCGAATATCGGCGGCTATTGTTATCATTCTTGTCAGTCCGTTGTACAAAGTCTTTTTGCTATCATCGTCAAGGTTGCCTAATAAGTCTTTGTAGTTTTCATCTGATCCTTCCAACGCCGGAAGATTAGCAAGGCTGTCAAGGATATCTATTGCCCTGAATATCTTTTGTGATAAATCAATCGCAAGGATTTTCTTATCCCGTTTGTCCTGTTGTGCGTCATTGAAACTGACGATCTTTTCCTGTTTGTTCTCTTTGAACTGTTCGTGCCGTTCCTTTGCATCTTTCACAACATCCTTTGGCTTGACGCTTTGGTTTATCACATCTTTATACGCCTGATTGATCGACACATCACCTTTGCGAAGCTGTTGTTTCACTTCTTCCGGGGCTTTCTCCTGTATGACCTCGACTTTGTGAATCGTGTCATGAGATACCCCGGCAATTTTGGCAAGTTCTTTTTTGGTATCAACTACCGCTTTGTCAGATTTCTGACGAACCGCCCCACCAGCTTCTTTTTGTTTTTCTTTCGCTTGTTCCGCAATCAGCGGTTTTTTCTTCAAAGCGAGTTCCGACCGAACATAGGCATTTATATTCCTTCTGCCGAGTTGGTTGTCTATGATAAAACACATCGCTTCATTCCGGCTGTCAAAATCCTTGCTGACAACCTGATACGGAATATTGCCATGCAATCTCGAAATCTGAAATCTGTTATGTCCGTCAATCAGGATATCATCTGTCTTGCCTTCCTGATGCCATACCACAAGCGGATCACGTATGCCATCTGCAAGTATGTTTTTTTCAAGTTGCAAATACTCGTCTGTTTCTAATGGCGGTATCAAACCCTTAAACTCATTATCAATTACTATTCCCATTTCTTTCTTCCCCCTTAATACCTATGTTTTGCAAGATAACTAATTATCTGTAACAGACCTATGTATCTCATGTATTTATCCCTTGTATGTAAAAGATATATATTATATATTTATTTGACTGATATAGTAATGTGGTATATGATATATAAATACTATTTACAGTCCTATGGGTTATATTTATAAATAATATCTATTGCGGTGTAGTTGAATAATATATTTATTATTACCATCTGTTGTGAAGTAGGTTATAATATATACAAGTCTATTGTGTTGAATGACATTGATATATATTATATTTAATAATAAAGCCTTTTTGTTTTGGCGGATATTTTTCGGACTAAGAGAGCCGCCCTGGGCTGATCCATAAAGCCCCCACCCCCCACAGCCGGATCGAAACTTTTTCGAATTGCACTATTGTTTCAAACAATTCTCAAAATCACGGCTAAAGGTATATTAAATCTATATTTTGTATATCTTTATACTTCCCTAAACCCTCAAAACCCTTGTAAATACTGGACTTATAATTGTGTCTATTTGTCAGACAATTTCAAACACCAGTTTTCGCGATCTGCAAAGGCTTTTCTTGTGAGTTGTCAGACAATACAGCCGCCTGTTTCCGCACATCTGACAAGCTAATCTGCTGCGGTTTCTGCTGTTCCATGTTGCCAACGCCCGCCCA